CCTGGCGCAGCTTCGCGACAATCTCTTCCGGCTTGTGCTTCTTCTGGGGCATTCCAAAGTCCTCTCCAAGGCTCAATAGCCTAACTCAATGAGGACCACTTTTCAGGGGGCAGACCAGAAGCGCCCGCCTCCATGATGCTCCGCCTTGAAGCCAGATTGGTTCTTTTTGACCTCACCGGCTCCGATATCGAGAATGCCCTTGAGACGCCGAACCTGTTTAAGACCGGCCTCATCAAACTCGATTTCCTTGGTTTCGCCAGGGCGGATGAAGGCCCGCCCCGACTTCGTATTGACGCCCTGAAGGGCTTTGCTGATGTTCGTGACCTTCATGGCTTCCTCCATCAAGCCGGCGGCGCGGTGATTTCATCGCCATAGGCCGCAGCGGCCGGCAGACGCCATTCCGTGCCGCCGGTACGGGCGATGGCACCCTGCTCGAAGGCCATGATCGACTTCTGGCGAGGCTGAAGAACCCGGCGCGGCATCGGGAGATGGAACCGCACCACCTCCGGATCACGCCGGTAGACGACCATACGCCCGCCGCCGTCCTGACTGGCCGTAGCCAGTTCCCGAAGCGGCTGGATGTCGAGCGGCTGCCCTGTCTCCGCGGTGTAGACATTGTTCTTGCGGAGATAATCGAGAAGGTTCAGCACCCCATCACCGGCACCCAGACGCCGGTTGTTCAGCAGCCGGAACGCAGCAGGCGGGAGACGCAGGCTGTCGATCCATTCGACCTCGAGCGTATTGTCACGGACGCTGCCGATCAGGTCGTTGATGTCGCGCAGGATCTGGTCATTGTCCTTGGCGGCCCAGAACGTCGAGGATCCGGTGCCGTCCGCAGTGACATCAACGCGGGATACGGCCGAGCTGTTGACGAAACCCGACCAGTTTTTCTCGGTCGAACCAACCATGGCAATGCCGTTCAGCAGACGCTCAATGGCCTGCGACGACGCCATGGCCTTGGTGTCGGTGAGCGGAATGCCATAGAGGGCCGACTGATTGACCTCCTCCAGGTTCCACTCCCAGCCAGCGCCGATCATGGCAAAGTCATGGGCAGCCTGGTCGCGGGTTGCCGAGCTGAACGGCAGATCGTTGCCCGCACCGGAGATGAACTTGGCCTCTCCGGCGATATCGACCGTGAAGAACATGGTGCCGACGGCCCATTCGTTCCCCTCGGTCACCACGGGAACATGTGCCCCGTAGTTGAAGGTCGGATAGCGACGCTGGTAGATGCGCGTCTCGATGTTGCGCCCCTGCGAGATCACGAAGGGGAATGCAGCCTGCGCGTCAGCGAAAGGCTGCCTGATGATCTGGTTCATGGTCAGTGTTCCTTTCGTGACCTGGTTCAGCCGCCGCCACCGGCGTCAGCTTCGGGATGGATCGTGGCGCGTAGCCGCAGGCTGATTTCCACGATGTCGCCGTTGCCGCCCGACGTGTCGAAGACGGCATCCGGGATTGGCCCGACGATGTTCGCGCCGGCCGCACCAACGTAGCGATGGGTAGTGGTGTTGTAGAACACCTCGCCACCATCGCTGACGTTGCCGCCGGCCGTGACGTACATCTGGCCTTGCGCCATAAAGGCGCCGGTGAAGTACTGCGGATAGGCGTCCGGCAGCGATGCGCTGGGCGGCACTGCCGGGTTTAGGATCGCGATCCCCAGGAACGTGCCATCGGCAAGCGGGACAACACCGTGGTCACCCGTGCCGCGCTGGACCGGCTGACCGAAGCGGATGCCCTCGGCGTTCTCGACGGTACGGCTGATCCGGTTGCTCTTCTCCTCCGACGCGATCTGGCCATGCAGGCCTTTTGCCGGTGCTTCGGAGTAAGTCGTCTGATAGGTCGCCATATCAGCGTCTCCCTCAGTTGGCCTGCGCCTGGTGGGCGGACTGCATGTCCTTCACCATCGCGGCATAGGCTTCGGTTGCGGCCTTGTCGGCGTCGTTGACCTGCTGGAGACCGCCGGATACGACCGTACGGAGCGGATCGGCAGGCTTGATGTCCTTGGCGATGGCCTTGAACATACCGGCAATCTCGGCGTCGGAAGCATCCTTGACCATCTCATCACCGAGCTTTGCGGCTACTGCAGCCCGGCGCAGATCAGCGTCGGTCTTGCCCATGGTCTCGATCTTGCTGTCGATCGCCTTCACGGTCGTGACGAGTTGGGCGCGGTCGGCGACGAGCCGATCGATATCCTCAGGCTTCGGAGCGCTGTCCTGTGCCTTCTTCAGATCGGCCTTGAGAGTACCGATCTCTTCGTCCTTCTTGGCGAGGTCGGCATCCTTGGCCTTAAGCGCCTCGGCGTGTGCCTTCTCGGCATCGGCCAGCTTGGCCTGGGAGGCCTTGTCGGCTTCGACCAGCTTTGCTGACGAGGATTCCAGATCCTTCATCAGCTTGGTAATGGCCTGGGCGCCCTGATCGGTGGTGCTCACCGACAGTCCGTCCACGACCACAGTGCGAAGTGCATCACTCATCGTGATGGTCTCCTTTTCCTGGGTGGGAGTGATCGGGGCGGCGCCCCACTGTTTCGCATCACCGATGCGAACCTGAGAACCTGCGCGACCGGCGTGAACGATCGCGACGTGGTTAAACCTGATATTTCGTTGGATGGCGTCGTATGCCTCGCCAGTCGGAGTCTCTCCGGCCGTAAAGTCGAGATCACAGGTATAGCCAGCCGAAAGTTCGCGCTTGCCGTCCTCGATCAGCTTGATGGTCGCTCCATCGCTGACCATGAGCGGGACGCGGATGAAGATACCCTCACCCGTGATCTCGTCACCGGTCTGGCCAACTGCGTGCTGCCTCCAGTTTTCGGAAGTCACAAGTTCGGCCGGATGATCGTTCGTCACCGGTCGATGGGCGGCCGACTTTAGCGTGTCCTCGGCGAAGACTTCGGAGCCTGGCCGATAGACGCGAACCGTCGCCATGTCGTCACGGCCGACCTCGCTGCCTAGATAGACCTGCACGCCAGTACGAGCGATCCGCGCGTCGGCAACAAGGTAGCCGTCATCGCGCCGACGCGTTCCCGCGACGGTTACAGCGTCTGTGAATTGCATGAATGCGGCTCCGGGTGTGTTATCCGCCCCCAATGCTTGTTGGAGGTACGGGTATGCAGTCTGTAGGTGTTCGCCTCCGGGCCCGATGGACCGGCAGCTGATTGGCGTAGGGGTTGGGTTTTGGCCCGTTCACGGATTAGGATCGCCAAGATGCGAATAAGTGCGCGTTTGGTAGATGACTGAAAAACGAAATTGCCGCCTGACGTTCCCGTTCCTCGCCGTTCTTTTCGGTATGTCGCTTGGCTTTGTAACGCCTTGTATGGGCCAGCAGCCTCCGGTTCCGCCAACAGCATCACCGCTCACTGTTGGCGTCTATGTCAGCCCACCCTTCGTCATGGCCCACGACAACACCTTCACTGGGATGGCAATTGATCTCTGGAGAGCCATCAGCGAGCCGCTCGGGATTGAAACGAAATTCGTCGAAATGGAAACGCTGACCGATCTGGTAAGCGCCACTGCAAGCGGTGAAATCGACGTGGCCGTCACCAACCTGACCATCACCAAGGATCGCGCGCAGCAAATCGACTTCACCCATCCATGGTTCGACGCAGGCCTGCGCATCATGGTCAATGAGGATCGCGGTTCAGGCTTTTGGGATGTAATCGGTGGGTTGCAGGCCTCGGGCCATCTTCGCGCCTATGCCTGGATTGGTTTCGTCATTCTCATTGCTACGGTTCTCGTGACTCTGTTCGACCGCCGTTTCGACAAGGACTTTCCACGTCGTTGGCGCGATGGCCTCGCCGAGAGCTTCTACACTGTGATGTCGGTCGCGACCTCTGGCAGACCTGCTGCACGCAAGAACCTGTTCGGATGGGCCGGTCGCATTTGGCAAGGACTATGGCTCGTCTGCGGGATTGCAGTGCTTGCCTATGTGACCTCGTCCGTGACGAGTGTAATGACGACCCTCTCACTAACAAACCAGATCAACAGCGTGGCCGATCTTACCGGTCGCCCGGTTGGTGTATTCGCCGGCTCCGTGGCCGAAACGTTTGCTCGGCAGTCCGGCCTTGACGCGAGAGCCTTCGCCCATATCGAAGAGGCGGTCGATGCGTTGCTTGACGGCCGGGTTGCTGCGATCGTCGGGGACGCTCCGGTGCTGGAGTATTACGCCCACACCAACACGAACCTGCCTCTTGATGTAGTCGGAGCCATCTTCGAGCCGGACAAGTATGGCTTCGGTCTGGCCCATGGAAGCGAGTTGAGGCATTCCGTTACCGTCGAACTGATCGGCGCACACGAGAGCGGTCTGATCGAAGACTTAAGGCGACGGTACTTCGGCGACACGCCTTAAGCCGTGATGTCTTCACCGCCCCTGTCAACGGTCGGCATCTTCGGTAATTCCTTCTTTCCAGTTCTCTTTGACTTCCTCGAAGATTTCCGGGCCGAGCTCTATCTCGCCGCGGTACGGCTCAATGCCGGCAATGTCCGGTACATCATCAGCGTAAGAGATGGTGATGTGTGGCTGATATTCTGGATGATCCCACGTCGCGCCGTTGCGTTTCATTTCCTCGTGCCGCCACGACAGGGCGCTGGATGAGAAGAGAAGCACCTTTGCCTCTCCGTTTTGCCCGAATGCTTCCATGAGACGCGGGCCGCCGGCAGGGATGGTGAGACCGCCCTTGTCGTTGTCCGACCAGTTTTCGCCCATCTTCATCCAGTCGACCGGCTGGCGGCTGAATGTGATGGTGACGTGAATATCGTCAGCCGGCAGCGTCGTGGCAAAGCCCTGCGCCTTGAAGTGGGCGATGATCTCAGCGGCATTCAGAACATCGCGGCGCACATAGAGAGTGCGGGGTGCGGCATCGTTTGCGGCAAGACGCACCTGCTCGTTGGCATTGGCGGGGAAGACCTCAGCGGCCGGTTCTTCTTCATCCTCCTCCTGATCCGAAAGCTTGCCATACTCCTCGATCGCCTTCTCAAGCCCTGGCAGGCTGCCATCTTCGACAAGAGCGTTCACCAGCCCATCGCTGAGCGCTTCCAACGGAATCAGTTCGGGCGACATGCCACCTGTGCCAGCGATCGCCCGGGCAGCATCTGCCTTCGTCTTGAAGATGTCGGCCCGTTCCTTGTCCGTCATCTGCCAGAGCGGCGCCCACGAATAGTAGATCGAGGGGTCGCGCGCGCCGAGCGCGGAACGGATCAGGCACTCATCCAGACGCATCAACGCCGGCGTCATGTCGATTTCCTGCATGGCTGACACGCGGTCGTAGTAGTTCCGCAAATCCGCCTCTCCCGTTGAATTCAGCCCGGCTGGAGACTGGCCTAGCAGGCGGGTGGCAGGGATATCCGCTGCGCCCGACACGATGGTCAGGAAGCGGTCGAGAACCTCTGGCAATTGGGCGAAGGATGCCGACTTGCTCTCGTATTCCTCCTCTTTGTCGAGCATCAGCGTGCCGTTGATGCCCTTGGCCGTGTTGGCGAGGGTATAGCGCTCAAGGATCTTGCGCTTGTATTCCTCGTCTCCGACCGAGGCCATGTAGTTCGGGACACGAATGATGTCGATCTTTGCCTCAAACACCAGGGACGCGATATTCGCGGCGGTACTGTCGGCATTCTTGATCGCATCGAGGACGGCAACCAAAACGCTATCGCCCCATCCCGGATGCATGGCAAAATCATCATCCGGGACAGGGCTGCCCTGAAAAATGGCCAGCCGAGTGGGATGGACATCGATAACCTGGCCGTTCTTTCCGCTTACCCTGTAGGACGACGGCTTGCCGTAGAATTCGGAACCCGGATCACGCTCGATCTCTCCAGCCGAAAGATGTTTGCGGGTGAACACGGTGAGATACTGGATTCCACCACGCCCGATGCGCTCCACATCAAGTGGCTGCATCATGTCTTGATCACCGGTACCTATCAGAATGCCGGCGCCGCCAAGCAGACGGGCGTTGGTTCGAGCCTCCAATACCTTGGCCCGCACGTTCAACCGCTTCTCTTCGGCCTCAATTCTCTCGATTTGATCCTTCGCGGCCTGCCAGTTGCGCCAGTTCCTGCAGGAGTCCAGCGCCGGAATGTCTACGATCTTCCTTGGCAGCCAGGCTCCGCGGTAAGCGTTGACGATCTCTGCGTCACTCAGCAGCGGCAAGCCGTAAAACGAATGAGAAGCCTTATCCCGCCCCGTCCCCATCCGCGAGACGAGGTTGGTCAGGCTGTCCCGAACCAGAGCGATCACATTTCCCATTTCAGCATGCCTCGCTCGGAACAGAAACGTCCGCTGATGTGTCGCCCCCTCGAGCCCAAGGAGGAAGTATGATGGACCTCAGCAAACACGTACGTCTGACCAGCTTGGACTGGCCGCGCTTCAGATGATCCGGCAATTTGACAGTGGCCGATGTGAAAGCGATATGCCTTCGGGAGCACCATGTTTGCCAGAAATTATTTTCCAGCCTCATCCACTTAAGATGATATGGACTCCTAGTTGACCAAGTGAGCCCTGCGAAATCGATCCGGGAAAGAACTAGATATGGACGTGGTACTTAAGACAGAAGAGGCTATTGAGTGCGGGATGGCCAAGGAGCAGTTCCTGCGCCTCCTAGTCCTCCTGGTCGAACACGGAATTAAGAAAGAAGCCGCTGCAAAGGTGTGCCTAGACCTTGCCGAAGTAGCGAGGTTCTTGAAAGTTACACCCCAACTGCAGCCATACACAGACCTGACAGCGCTTCAATACGAGAATATCGCCAATCAGATTCTTAGCGGCGAGCCTCTACCTAAGGATCCTACTGCCTAGCTTGGGATCGGATAGCCAGGCCGCCCGCAGCGTCGTTCGTGAACTCTGTTATCACACGTTTGCTAGTGTGTAGGTCGAGCCCAACGCCAGTTCATTCAGCGCGTCGGCGAAGGCATCGACCTGGTCGTCATGCTGCGCGTTCGGGAACGAACAGACCTCGTCGAGGAATGCGGTGTTCCACGGCCCGCGCACGAGCCGGACGTTGCCCGCCTCGGCCTGGGCCGATGCCGGCTTGGCGCGGACTGATTTCTCGCCTGTCGGCCGGACCGCCGTGACATTGTAGCCAGCAAGCAGCTTCAGTTTGGTCGCCGCGTCCGCTTTACCCGCCGCGCCGGGGTCTTCGGGGATGCGGATGCGCACCTCGATCCCATCTTGGCTGGCCGTGTTCTTCAGGTGCTTCTCGACATCGCCGGGCGACCAGCGGTCCCGCCGAACGTCCTCGACATAGAAGATGCCGCTGGCATAGGCCATCTTAAGCCCGACGGTCCAATCCGGCTGCTTGCCCTTCTTCTGCTCTGTCGCCGCGAAGTCCCATGCCCGGCACCGCCGCGCGCCGGCCGGAACGGCATCGACGATCTCGAAGTCGCCCCGCTGAAACATGCCCCCAGAACGAGGCGCCGGGCGCTGCTGAAACTGACCGGCGACGGCGTAGGAGCCCATTGGCACCTTGTCGCGCTCGACCACTTCACGCGGGAAGCGGGCTTCGAACAGAAGCTCACCTTCCTCGACACGCGGGTCTTCGAAGCCGATTGATGTCCGGCAAGCTCTGTCCGGCTCGAACTCCATTGGCAGCATCAGGTGCTCGTAACCAAGCCCGAGCTTCATGATCTGCCCCGAAACATCATCCTGGTGCAGGCGCTGCATGATGACGATGATCGCCGACGCCTTCGGGTCGTTCAGGCGCGTCGGGACCGATTCCCGAAAGATGCGCGTCGTGTTGAGGCGTTCGGCTTCACTCTCTGCCGTTTCCGTCGAGTGCGGATCATCAATGATGACCCTATCGCCGCGGCCGCCGGTGAGGGACGCGAACGGCACACCCTCGCGGTTGCCGGTCTTCGTGTTGGCGAACGACGCCTCGCCGGCGCGGACGAGCTCTACCTCAGGCCAGAGAGAGCGATACCAGTCCGACTGGACCAGATCACGCATGCGCCGGCTGTCACGCTTGACATACTTCTCCGTGTAGGAGCTCGTCAGGTAGCGCAGCGACGGCCTGCCCTTCGGCCCCCACTCCCATGCCGGCCAGAGCACGGACGTGAGGAGCGACTTCATGGTGCCAGGCGGCACGTTGATCAGCAGGCGGTTGATCCTGCCGTCCGTCACCGCCTCCAGATGCTGGCAGATGGCGTCGATATGCCAGCCGTGCACATACGGGTTGTTCGGCTCGACGACGTGCCAAGCCTCGCGGACGAAACCGGCGAGCGATTGGCACCTTGCCCGGATGCGCTCCCCGTCCAGACGGACGCGTTGGCGTTCGGCCTCAGCCTCCCTCCTCGCTTTCTCCTGCCTGATCAGACGCATCATCGTCGCCGGATCCGGCAAGCGGACCGAAGATGCTTTCAAGTTGGTCGAGTTGGTCACCGGATAGCTTCGTCAGATCAACTACAGGGATCGGGCCGCCCGCTGGACCGGCAAGGCGATGCTGCGAAGGCGGGTAACTGCCCTGCATCTTGTTGGCCTCAGAAATGGCAGAGACGGCCACACGCGGGTCTTCGTCCTCAGCGGCATCAGAGATACGTTTCAGCGCTGCAAGCCTGTCAGCGGCGGTCCATTCGGCTTTCTCAGCCACTTTAGCCTGCCTCTCGCGGATCAATGCGGCTACGTCAGGTTTTGTCAGGTTCTCGGACCCGACACTTCTGGCGGTCTTCGTGCTGTATCCCGCCCTGATCGCCGCCCGTGTCGCGTTGAGGTCGATCAGGTACTCAGCGACGAAGCGCTGCTGCTTGTCGGTTAGAGCCACGTGTGATTACCTCGCGCTAGCGGCGGGCTGCGATTGGAGAGGGACAATGACGAAACTCACTATCAAACTCCTGCCATTCCTGTTTCTGCCGCTTGGCATCGCAGGTTGCGTCAGCGCCGAGGATCAGCGCGCGGCCGACCAGGAGAAATGCGCTTCGTACGGCTACCGGCCGGGGACCGACGGTTTTGCGAGCTGCATGGAGTCCCAGGACTGGAAGCGCGACGACGACCAGCGCCGCACGATGGAATCGCTTGAGAGGCAGGATCGACGGGACAGACAGCGCTTGCAAAATCTGGAGTCCACCGCAGGCGTCAGTTCCAGCGCTAGCGGCATTGATGACAGGCCTCAGTACGACAAGGACGGCAATCCGAACTTCGACTCGCAGGGCAATTATATCGGCTGCCACGGAATTGGTTGCGAAGTTGACAACCCCGACGACTGATCTTTGCCCTAGTCGGTCCCTTTCGGGCTAGTTCCTCACGAGGTCTTTCGAACACTTCTCTCCGACCACGGCTATCTTCGGCGGCCGTCGCCTACTCGCAGGGTCCGCCTGCGATCGGATGAGGCGGCTTCAGCCGAAGACCTTGATTGTCCCCCGGGCAGAACCTGCGCCGCCCAGCTATCAACTTTCGGCATCGCCACCATCGGGTGGCCTCATGCCGTCTTGATCTGGTTGCGCAGGCCCGATTCGAATCGACAAAGCGTCTGTTTTACGACGATGCCATCACCGGTCGGCTGCGCTTCTTTCGGTACAATTCACTGTCTGTCTGCTCGATCAGTTCCCTGAATGTCAGGTTCGGCTTACACCTTTGATGGCCGGCTGAAATGGAAAGTCGCAGGTCGGACCTTCCAGTTCTGCGAGCAAACTCTTGATCGGCAGCCCTGTTGATATCGATCAGTAGCTGTTCAAGGTCACCTTTCCCGGCGTGGGGGATGAAGGCGCAGAACTCATCTCCACCGACACGTGCAATAAGGCTTTCGTCGCCCAGGACCGCCTGAAGCGCCGTCGCCACCGATACGATGGCATCATCCCCTACCAGATGGCCATATTTATCGTTGATCGCTTTGAGATAATCGACGTCGGCAATGACAAATTTTCCGGCAATGCCATGGGACATGGCTACATTAAACTGGTCTTCAAAGCTGCGCCTGTTGAGAAGCCCGGTCAACGGGTCAGTATTTGCCCGCCTTGCCAGTTCTGCGGCTTGTTTAAGCAGGGTGCGGTAGTCCTTTTCCAGTTTCTCCAGCTTGGAGAACCAGATGATCGTGACCTGCCCCCCGTTCGTCCCTCGTTCATAACGAGAGTCCTTGGGGTTGATAGTGGTCGGTTTCGGGTTGGGCAAGCGCGCCGGGCGCGGAGCCCTCAGATTGCTCAAGCGCCCGGC